TTCCTTGACGTTGCGGTTGCAAATCCAGAACGGATTAGATACCGCAGCAAACTCAGGGAGAAGCCCGAGCAGGTTTTGGAGGTTTGCGCTCGTGACGGCTGCGGTCGTATTGCCTGCGGCCACAATGTTGCCGGCAAGGCCGGTTGTGTTTTGAAGCAACCGCATCGAACCAACGATGCCGCCGTTCGCGACCTCACCATTGGCGATGAAGCCAGCACGGTCAATCCTCTGCGCAAACCCGCGCCCGAAATCCAACGCCACAAATTCCGCAATATCGACAGCGGAACTATTCAGGAGTTCGTTGTTAATGCGGGTAAGCATCCTGAGAGACTTCGGATTCAGCGAAACGTCGTCAAACGTCTGATCTGTCTCCGTAATCGTAGATCCTTGAATACCAAAGGATGCTTGCGAATCGCTTGTTACGCGAGGCCAGAGCGCTTCGTCAACAATCGGGACGCGGTTCGTGAGTTTTTCAAACACGCCGAACTGTTCACGCCGCTCGATAATGGCCGACGCCAATTCCTGCGGGACGGTCGCGCCGCCAGCCGCATTCGTCGTGGTGCCGAGCGCACGCAGTTCCGGGTAGTAGTCGTCAATCATGCGCTTGGCTTCCACCACCTTTGCGTGATCCGCAAGGTTCGGGTTCCATAGCGATATCTTCGACTTAAACCACGTACCGGCCTTGTGGGCGTTCTCCTCAGCACGCGGCCCCTTGAATGACGCGTAACGCCGCGGGCTCAGACCAAGCATTTCGATCTTCTTGGTGGGATATCCATCCCCGGTACCTGGCTGTGCCTGCGGAACCTTGCGCTCCAGCGGAGCTGTCATACGTTCGTGGTCGGCTCTGACCTCCGCCTGGAGATCTTCTGTTTCTTTGATTTCTTCGATCTGGTCCAGAAACGCCTTAGCTTCCTTTCTCAGAGTGCGAATCTCAGTCTTTTGATCTTCGGAAAGCGTGCCGTCTTCGCCGGTTTGTTCGGCGATCTCCGCGGCGCGCTTGATCCGATAATTCGCTTCGTCTTTCAATTCGATTAGAGTCACAATGTGTTTCCCCCGTGCCCGAGTGGGCATAATTCCGTACCTGATGGGTACATTTAGGGTTTACTGCGGATTGGAGCCCCCAAGGGGCAGGCCGCTTCCCAAGGTTGCGGCGGTAGGTGTGGCCTTACGGCCTAGTTGTTAAATTCTGGGTGACAGTGCGTGCGCGATATTTCGTGTACACGCTCAAGGTCTTCTTCGATGGATGCGCGCAACTCGTCGTCTGTCTCGTCGCCGGGATGGGTTTCGGGTTCAACGACCAGATCGCACACAGTACCACGCGCCTGCTTAAGCGCATCCCTTAGTGGCAATACAGATTCCCCGTTCCCGTCCCTACCCCGTGCCTCTACGAATTCCGTGCCCTGTGAGCCGAGCGGGACTATGCTGCCCTCGAATACGTCCGTTACTTCGCGGAGTACAACATGGCACTGCTCGCCGTCTGTTTCCTCGCCGGGCATGTGCGTACAATCACGAATGTCACACTCACAAATGCTACACTCCGGCTTGTCGAGTGCGAATGAGATGGACGTGCCGGCTGCGATACCAGCCTCAACTTTGGCAATGAGATCGTCATCCCCAGCGCCGCGCAGCATGAATACGTCGGGGCGCACGCTGACTGTGCCGTTTTCTTTTACAATCTGTGAGCGAAAGAACTTACCTACGGGCTGACTGCCGCGATTTGACGTAAAGAACCCACCACCGGGCATGTCGTGTAGTTCCATGAGCGGCTTACCGACTATCAGGTCGTCATTGATGTGTTTCAGCTCCTCGGCGGGAAAGCGGCTTATGTGCCTGTCAATCTGGTCATTACAGAGATCCATTCGGAACACCGCTACGTCCTCGGCTGTGACCGGGTTAAGCGTGTGCTCGTTAATCGCCTCCATGTCCTCGGCACTTGTTCCGCCTTCGTGTACCCGCTCTTGCCGGACAGTTGCGCCTAGCGCAAACTTGAATGGTCGTTTCTTGTCTGTCATGCGGCCTCCTGGCTGCTTAGCACCATATTCACGGCGCGCACAGCCATGATCGTAGAGAATCTGTCCAAAGTGTCGATGTTTTCGTTGCGCGTGCCCGCCATGATGCGTTCACGGCTCTCGCGGACGTACTCTTTTGCCATGCGCTGGGCCAGCCCTTCCGGGCCACCGTCCTCTTCGCGCATGACTCCAAGCAACACCCCGTAGCGCGTGCCAAGTGTCTGCTCGATGTAGCGCGCATGTGTCGGATAGAAGTTCTTGGCCCACTCCGACAACTTGCGGTTGGACATTGCCCGCATGGCCTTTTCCTCTTCCGTATTGCCGAAGCGGCGGAAATCATGCCGGAACAGCCTCAGAACGGCTTTGATTACAGGATCGTCCATCGAAAGCGGCTCAGGGGTGGTGTCTACTGCCTTTGGTTCCGGTTCAGGCTCGGGTTCGGGCGGTTCAGGTTCTACTGGCTCCGGCTCCTGTGGCGGCTCTGGTTCTTCGGGTGGGCTTAACGCTTCGTCTAGCGTTTTAAGATTATGCGGCACAAACCTCACGTCGCCGTCCGGCCCTACCGGCGCGCGGTTCTCAATTTTCAGCATGTCGTTGATCGTGTACAGCCCAACGCCAAACCCCTTAGCCAGTGCGTCATGCCGCGCCGTCGCGTCGGCCAGCATCAAAGCATTGAAAACGTGCTCAACGAAGTACGTCCCGCGCTCTTTCGCCGAAAACAGCTTGCGGTTAATCTCTTCTTCGATCCGAATGGCCCACGGGCTCAGTGTATCGACGAAATAGCTGGTATTTTCCTGCTCGATGTTGGCCCGCACACTACTATTGACCATGTGCTGCAACTTCGATGGAGGCATGCGGAACAGACGCGCAACCTCTTCAATTCCAAACCCGGATGATTCTAGGAGCTGTGATTTCTCAGGATCGATTGAGCCCTGCGACCACTTCACGCCGTCCGGTAAAACATGGGCACCATGCGCTTTCTTGGGGCCCTGTAGCTCTTGCTTCATGGACTCCATAAAGCCCTTGACGGCCTCGGACGACATAGTGGGCGGTAACTCGAAAAACCCGGACGGTGAGAGCGAATTCCCGAAAAACGACGCCCGAAAGGTGTTTCCGGCCTGAATTGCCCCTAGTGTCGTCGAAGCAACGCGCGCAAGTGCAAATCCCGTGTATCCGTCGAGGCTCAACCCATGAATCACAAGCATGTCTTCTGAGGGAACGATACCCCCGCGGCCATTGTCCCGCCACTCATAAACCAGTGTGCGCTCATCCGCAGAAATCACTGGTGTAATCTTGGTCGAGTCGAGCGGCCACAACTGCAACGCGTCCGATCCAGTGAGCTTATCTCGCACAATTTCAGCGTAACCCGCCTGATATCCCAGCGCATTCGCTAAAACCGTCTGCCAAAACGTGAACCCCGTCATGTGCGGGTTGGGATTTACGATCAACTCCCGAACGCGGTGCCGCCTGTCCTCAATTCGGCTGCCATTGGCCTTTACTCGATAGACCTTGCGCGGCAGCTTGGCAACGTCTTCACTGATATTTCGGAGCGCGGCAAAGTAGGCGGCAATGCCCATTGCGGTGCGCTCGTTCACAGTCTCACCGGATGGGTTCGGGCCATAGGTGAGTGCGGTTATAAGCCACCCGAACTCATCCTTAAGCGTAGCGCGCTCCGCCTTTGACTTGCGCCCCCAGGGAATACGATCAAAAATGCTCAAATGTTTCCATCCTAGTAGCTAATGAATGTGCTCTCTGAGTGCGTTTCGTACCAACTCTCTTGCGGTGCGTCGCGCTCCATCGCCATGCCGAGCGCCATGACAAGCGCAACGATACCGTCGATCTTATTCCCGCTGCGCGCCTTGTGTGGCTTGATGTCCCCGGCTGCGTTCATCTCGCCCTGGAGGTTTGCGGCCTGCCATCGCACGCAAGGATTATCACCATGATGGATAAGTCCTTTGTTTACGAGGTCAACGAAGTATTTTGTCGGCTGGCCCATGCTCTGAAAGCCCTGCCCGAACTCCGTCACTTCAAAACCGTAGTCCTCGCGCAACCGCTGGCACGTTTCCGCGCCTTGAAAGTTCCTATCTACGGCAATGTCCGGGATTCCGAAGTGCTTCCCGATCTCGCCAATATCAGACGAGACTGTCTTGTAGCTCGTCTCGTTGCCAGGCGTTAGTTTGAGCCAGCCGTCGCGCCCCCACGCCGTGTAGTTCGCGCCCTGGTCTTGGCGCTGGCGCTCCTCTGCCTTAGCAATGGGTGTCCAGTGCCACCAGAAAGCGTCGAATTCCCTGTCCCCCTCGCCCTCCCGCTCGAATATCAGGCAGAACGCATTAAGATCGGACGTATTTCCCAGATCAAGCCCAGCACCCACGGCCTGCTTGCCCTCGTACTTCGATATGTCCAGCTCGCCGCCGCACATGCCGTTCCAGTTGTCCATGCTCAGCAACCGCTCTTCGCTTTCTGTGCGGATGTTTAAGTGCAAACGCTTAAACTCGTTCTCGAAGGCGGGGCTGTTCTCGGCCCGGTGAAACTGCCGCTCGAAGTAGTCCAGAGGGATCGCCTTGCCTAGCATGGGGTTAACGCGCGCCCATACCTTCGGATCTTTCCAGTAGTCAGGGTCTTCCTCTAATTCCTTCTTGGAAACCTCAAAAATCACCGGAAGGAATGCCAGATCGTCTATCTCGCCGTCGCGCACCTTGCCTGCGTAGTCATGCAGCTCGTTACAGATAGAGCCTTCGCGCTGGTAGTCGGATGTAGTAATGTCGATGCGCACAGGCTGGGCGCGCTTACCCATTCCGGTATCAACCACGTCGATAAAGTCGCGCGTGCGGTGCGCATGGATTTCGTCATTGACGGAAACGTAGACATTCAGCCCGTGCGCGCCCGTAGCCTCTGCGGCCAGATGCTTGTAGGAACGGTCGCCAAAAACGATTGCCGTGTTCGTAATGTCAGCCGATATAGTCAAAAGCGGCTGATTAAGTATCATTCCCTTAGCAATGTCGCGTACTATCTTGGCCTGATCGCGCTTGGAGGCCGTGCTGTATATTTCCGCGCCCGGCTCGCCGTCGAAGGCAAGAAACATGATCACAAGCCCAGCAGCCAACGTGCTCTTGCTGTTACCGCGCGGCACGAAATAGAAGACGTGTCGATAGCGCCGCGTACCATCGGGCCGCTGCCATCCTATAAGATTGGCGATGATGGCCTTTTCGTGCGGCTCAAGTAAGTACGGCTGGCCCGCAAGGTCGCCCTTGACGTGAGTTAAGGCCGATTCCCATAAATGGATGAAGCGGTTCGCCTTTGTCGCGTCAAACTTGCAATCGCCAGCGTCGCGATACGGATCGTAGCCGGGCAGGATGGTGATGAGCTTTTTTAAGGAGAGGGGCTTGGGCAAACTAGTTAGCGCGCGCCAACGCTTCGCGTATCGCTGCATCCGCCGCATCAGCGGGCGTCTGCACCTCACCGCCCACGCTTAGCCCAGCACGTGCGCTCGCCGTCATGCCGAACTGCTTCTCGGTGTCTTTAAGGCTTTGATCTAGCTTGATCGACGTAAGCACCTGCGGATACTGCTTCATGCCTGTCGTTTCGCCGAACGCATCTTTGATCGGATACACATCACCGTGCTTCGCTAGGAAGTCCTCGCACGCCCGCCACTTCGCCCAGGTCTGGCAGTAACGTGACAGGGCATTGCGATCTACGGACTTGAGCAGGCCGGGCACCGCGGCAAGGCGCGGGACAATCTCTTCCCACGCCTCCTTAGCCTCAGCGCGCAACCACAGTGGGCACTGAGGTACATCGTCCTCAAACTCGGGTTCGCCCGTGCGTTCCTTCGCGCGCCATGAACCGCGCCGCTCCAAGATGGCGGTAGGCGTCTTTGCTGGGCCGCGCTTACCCATTGGGTGATTTCCTTAGATTGATCTCGATGGTTATGTCATCCCCAGGCTCAAACACGCGGCAAGGCGTTCCGTGCTGCTCGACCTCGACGAGAGAGGGCTTCACGAAAAAACCCGAAACCCCATACTTACCATAGTTCGCGCGGATATCCGCAAGCACTTGATCGAGGTGGTATCTAGGCATTAGAAGACGTGCCCACATTTAGGGCATATGGTTTCGTTGATTTCCCCCGTTTCCGGCTCGCCCGTTTCCTCACCCACAAGATCTGCTAGTATCTCGTCCAGTTCATCCTTGCGAAACATCTTGCCCAGATCCACGCCCGCGCCAAGGTCTGCGGCGATCTGTTCCGCGCTCCAGTCAAGCCCGACTTCGCTAGTCCGGTTGTCAGCGTAGGCCAACTCGCGCGCCTTGCTGTCGCCGTTGCTCAGGTCAAGGTCTGTGCGCTGTACCACAACCAGGCGGGTACCATCCGTCTTGACAACTTCGATAGGCAAGCCCAGGTCTGCGGCGGATTCCAGGGTTTTATTGCCCGCCAGCACGACGCCGTTCTTGTCTGTAACGATACTGCGGCCCGCGCCGTAGCTGCGCAGCGATTCTTCTAGCTGAAACGCGCCGCGCTCCGTACCCTTATTGGCATTGGCCGGATCGGGGGTGATATCGGATATGTCTTTGATTTGCTTAGGCATTAACAGTATTCACACCTCGCACGCACAGACACGCTGTAAGCCCCTTTTGTGATTAGAGATAGGCTAAAGA